GGCATCCTGCGCAGAATTGATGCAAATTAAGGAACCGACTTCCGCGCATAGGGTAGAGGAACAAAACCATGAGCATCATCACCCGCACCCAGTCACTGCTATCCCGCCTGATCGCCGCTTGCAAGTCCCCTACTGCACAAAAAGCTTCCGAGACCTACACCTTGGCCGTCAACGTTGATGCCACCGACGCGATCGCAACACTGGAAGCTGTATCCGCCCGCGTAGCCAGTCTCCGGTCCGAGATAGAGACTTCCAGCATCCTTGCCGAGATTCGCGCCCGCTTCGACAAGTTGGATTGTGGCACGGACATGATCCTTGCCGCCGTCGCGAACATGCAGGACCGCGTTGAAGGTCAGCCCACAATGGCTGATGTACTGAACCAGCAGATCGCGCGGTACGACGACGGTGGCGCAGTCGGAGGTTTGTCAGCATGAGCCTGCAGTACGCCCGCAAGGACCAGGACAACAAGATGGGCTACGTCAAGCGCCTGACTCCCAACCAGCGTGCTGCGCAGCTTGCATTGTGCCCGAGTCTTTTTCCCGACGCTGAGCATATCCGCGATGCCTACGTGGATGCAAGTAATTCAGAACATGCTCTCGCCGTCGAAGTCATCGATGCCTGGCAGTTTCACGCTCCGGTCACACTCGTTGAAACTATTGCCGACAACCCCACGAAAGGTGGCGTGATCTGATGTTCCGACTCATCCACAGACTTATCACCCTTGGCTGGCAGCCACGCGAGATATATGCGTTGCTGTCACTGGTTCGCCGCGATCATGTCGCGTTCGCACTCGTGCGAGTGCAGTTAAGGCCTTATGTTGCCTAGCTCACCGACCACAATTTGCAGGTCCTGCAATTCGCGGGCAATTGGTAACGGCTACTGTGAGCGTCACCAGGACACCAAGAAAGTGCAGAACCGCCTGTTTGACCGTTATCGTGCGGATGATCCCGTGCGTGCGTTGTATCGATGCAAGCGATGGCGAACGGTCCGTCTAGTCGTGCTGCGACGTGACATCCTGTGCCAGTCATGCGGACACGAGGCAGCAACAGAAGCTGACCACATCCTGTCAGCACGCCTTGTATTGGACGAGTTCGGTGTCAATGCCTTCTATGATCCAGATCGCTTGCAAGGTCTGTGCCATACGTGTCACTCAAAGAAGACTGCAGTTGAAGTTGGTTGGTCAGGCAAGCGCGGAACGAAGTTGGTTGATGTAGGTGATCGCCGCAACACCACCGTCGTGTGTGGGCAGCCGGGTAGCGGAAAGACGACTTACGTTGAACGTTTTAAAGCGCCGAACGATTTAACGTGGGATTACGACGTTGTTATGGCAGACATCACCGGCTTGCCACTGCACCAGTTCCTTCCAGGTGCCATAGGTTCCGTGCTTGCTCATCGTGATGCTTGGATCGAGGCCACCAAATACAGCACCAACCACTGCTGGCTCATCGTTCGCAGCCCGGAAGCTGCCGTTGTGAGCATGATGCGTGATGCAGGCGCGACCGTGATCGTCATGGATACACCCGGTGATGAGTGTGCACGTCGTCTACAGCATCGCCGCGTCGAAGAGACAATGCAATCACTCCAATAAAATCAATCATTTATAACCCCGCCGGGGGCGGTGGTCACACCACGTCGTTGATGCCTACCCCGTGGGGCCTTCATTCTCTACGCCCTCATCGACGCGTGCCCGGTGCCGCAGGTTTTTCTACACATAACCGCTATTAAAGTCAAGGCGTTCGGACTTTCTAACCTCTGAGTATGGGACGCAATCGGACACCCACCGACATACTCGACGCGCGTGGCGGCTTCCTGACACACAAGGATCGTCAGCGCCCGAACGAGCCCACCAACGCCCGCTCGATTGGCAGTCCGCCGAAGTCCCTGACCAAGGCCGAGAAGCTAGCATGGAAGGAACTTGCGAAGCAGTGTTGCCCAGGCGTTCTCAAGGAGTCCGACCGCTTGATGTTTGGTGTCCTGGTTCGCCTTGCCGCTAAGTTCTACGCCCGCGAACCCGCGATGACAGCCAGCGAGACGGCACAGATGATTACGCTGTCAAGTAAGTTCGCCCTGAACCCCGCCGACCGCTCGAAGGTAATTGTGGAGAAACCGAAGAAGACAGGTTTAGCCGCGTTCCTAGCCAAGAAGGCGGCGTGAGGCACTGGTACGATCCGCCGCCAGATCCAGATGAGGCATCGCCCCGTCCCCCACACCACTAATGAAGGTCCTCATCGTAATCCCGACGCACGACCGGCTAGAGTTCCTTGCCGACGCCCTGGACTCTCTGGATGTGCAGACTCGCAAGGCCGACCAGATCGTGGTAACGGGTAACGTCATGTCGTCGCCGCATCCCGGCGTCACCTTCCTACCGTCAGATGCCAGTCTGGCTACTCGCCTGAACTCAGTCATCGACGATAGTGACTGCGATGCCTACATCATGCTCTCCGACGATGACCTGTTATTACCCACATATGTCGAGAAGACGGCTGCGTTGATGGAGTCTACAGGTGCAGATGTTGTCTACACCGAATCAGGCATGATACCCGTCACAGCACTCATCCGTAAGGCCATCTGGAAGAAGGTCGGCGGATATTGTGACATCGGTTTTTTTGATTGGGACTTCAACTGGTCGTGTCTGGAGTCAGGGGCCATAGCATTGCCCATCCGCGAGCACCTATTTGTGTACAACCAGCACCCGGAACAGGTGGCTACCCACGCCCGATGGCACTCCAACGGAACCTGGGACACGTGGAAAGACGCAATCTATGCCAAGCACCCGCGTCACGGCAGACCCTAATTCGCATAAATAACCCCTGTGTAGATGCTCTGTCGAACAGGCTCCTACGAGTCCACTTCAGCGAGCCGCGTACCTATCCACTCCGATGAGCGGTGAGGGTAACATCGCACTCCCAGGAAACAACCACATGGCACTCAAAGTTTTGAACACCCGCAAGAAAGAGATCCTCGACGCGCAGGACAAGATGCTGCGCAACGCTGTGGACACCAAGACCGCTCTGTCCGCCGCCGACGAGACCGCCTTCACCGCGATGACCACCGAGCTGGATGGCATCAACACCAGCATCACACGCATGACCGCGATCGAGAATGGTCGGCGTGAAGTCGGCGCACCCCGCGAGAAGGTAGTTATCGCCGATGCCTCCGCCACCAAGTTCTTCGCCATGGGCGGCTACCGCTCGGTTACACCGATGGCATCCGCCACTCCCGAGTACGTCAAGGGATTCTGGGCTTCGCTACGCAGCAAGGCCGACCACGAGCGCTTCCTCATCCAGAACGCATCGCTCGGCGAGTCCGGTTCAACCGCCGCCGGTGGAGCACTGGTCCCGATCGAGACGGATCCCAGCATTCCCGCGATGGCCATCGAGGAAACGATCGCACGCAGCCTCTCGCGTGTAATCACGACCCAGATGAACCTAAATCTGCCGTTCCAGGCAGCCAAGACGGTTGCGGCCCTCAAGGCCGAGAGCAACTCCACCGGCACCAACGCCTTCGCCACCAACGCCCCCACCTTCAACACCACAACCCTCGCCAGCTATGTGGTCGGCGACTCGGTATATGCTTCCTGGGAACTGTTGGCCGACTCGAAGGCTGCCTCAGACTTCATCACGATGGACCTCCAGCGCAGCATCCGCGTGAAGGAAGAGAACTACTTCGTGAACGGCAACGGCTCCGGCCAGCCGCAAGGCTACCTGGGCAACGGCACAACGGCAACCGGCGCATCCATCACGGCGGGTGCGGCCACCCTGGGAATTAACCCGATCATCGACGTCATGGGCAGCCTGAACCGCGCGTACTATGTCGGTGCATCCTTCCTGGTGAACCGCCAGGAATTCAATCGCTTGCTCAAGGCCCAGATCGCCGCGTCGCAGTTCCAGACGTTCATCACGTTCGGCACTGCCGGTGACGCCCGCCTATTCGGGTACCCGGTCGCCTTCTCCGCCGAGATGCCGGTGTACGTTGCGTCTCCCGCCGTCTCCGGCTCGTGGATGTTTGGGGACTTCAAGGCGTTCGCAACCATCGGTGACCGTGACGACAGCAACATCCGCATCAAGGTCCTGGACCAGGTCGCAGCCCTCAACGGCCAGACCGTCATCCTCGGCTACCGCCGCACCGACCAGCGCATCCTGCTCGGCGAGGCCGTCGTCCAGCTCAACACCACCGCCTAATCCGCGCCAAACCCCAAAGGACCCCACCCGAACAAGGTGGGGTCCTTTGTGCGTGTAGACCACCGCTTAACAACTAATTACATGAACCGACTTCCGCCCTTATAGGTATGGGAACTTTTGCAGGGGGTGTCGGGCTGAGGCAAGTGGGGTGCACACCATGCTCCCAATAACTGCCACGGCGCAAGAGTACATCGATGGCGTCCTCGACGGCTCTGTGATTGTAGGTCCCTGGATCAAGAAAGCGATCCGGCGTCACGTAGCTGATCTGAAGCGCACCGACATCCGCTTCGACCCAGTCGCCGGTCAATATGCCATCGAGTTCCTCAGCACCTACTGCATTCCCTCCGCTCAGACCGAGCCGATCCAGCTAATGCCGTGGCAGCGGGCGATCCTATTCATCGTCTATGGCTGGAAGCGGCTCGATGGTTCCCGCCGCTACCGCAGGGTTTTTTTAGAGGTGGCGAAAAAAAATGGGAAGACGGGCCTCTGCGCGGGCCTGGCACTCCTTCACCTGATCGCCGATGGTGAACTCGCCGCCCGCGTGTACTGTGCCGCCACGGCAATGAAGCAAGCCCGGGAGGTGTTTAACGAAGCCTGCGCGATGCGCGACAAGCACCCTGAGCTGACTGAACGCATCCACAAGTATGGCAACTCCCCCGTGTTGTCGCTGTACGACCCCGAGACGAATTCCCGGCTCTCACCACTGGCCCGTGGTGCCGACAGCTCAGATGGTGCAATTGTATCGGCGGCCATCCTTGACGAGCTCCATCGTTGGTCGCTGACAAACAATCTCTGGTCAATCCTGCGCTACGGCGGAGACACCCGCCGCCAGCCCATGATGTGGTGCATCACGACCGCCGGTGCCTCGGCCAACAAATCCACACTTTGCTGGGGCGAGCACGAATATTGCGAGCGAATCCTCGACGGAATGGTTGACGACGATGAGGTTGCAGCCTTCATCTTCTCACTCGACCTCAAGGACGACTACCGAGACAAGAAGAACTGGGCGAAGCCCAACCCATCACTGGAGTACATTCTTCCGCTCACCGCATTAGAGAACCAATTTGCAGAGAGCCAGGGTAAACCCACCGCACTCGGCGAGTTCAAACGGTTCCGCATGAACTTGTGGAGCGACGAGGTCAGTGACCCCGCGATCGACATTGCCACCTGGGACGCCTGCTGCTCCGAGGACATCGCCACTCACCCAGATCCCAAGCGCCTGCGCCTGCAGCTCATTGAATTGCTCAAGGGCCGTCCCTGTTTTGGTGGCATCGATTTAGCGCCAAAAATTGACACTTCTGCCCTCGTTTTACTCTTTCCACCCCTTAAAACCGACGAAAAGTGGTCAATTCTCGAATATTTCTGGTGCCCAGCAGACAACATCGCCGAGCGCGTGAAGCGCGACAAAGTGCCCTATAGCACCTGGGCCAAGGATGGGTTCATTGTTCCGACCCCCGGCAACCTCACCGACGTCCGATACATCGCGGACCAGATCACAGAGATCAGCAAACTTTTCGAATTAAAAGAAATCGCATACGACCAAGCCTGGTCATCGGAACTTGTTCGCATGCTCGACGAGGGTGGGTTCCCGATGCGCAAGCTCGTGGACTACCCCCAGTCCCACTTAAAAATGAACGCCCCCTGCCAGGAGCTCATGCGGAAGGTACTCCGCTCCGAGTTCACCCACGCACACAACCCCGTGATGCGTTGGCAAATGTCGAACCTGCGCTGGAACACACAGCGCGGCACCGGATTTATTAAGCCAGCCCGCGACCGCAAGCGCGAAAAGATCGATGGCTGCGCCTCCCTAATCATGGCTCTCGCGCGAGCAACAGATCCAGAAAACCAAATTAAAAAGAAAACCGTTTGGATGGTGAGCGCATGAGCAAGATGCCCAAGGGACGTAAGCGTAAAGCCGACTATGACGAGGTGGTGGCCTATGTGGCCGCAAACCCCATCATGCACCAATCAGAGGTGGCCACGCACTTTCACATCTCGCAGTGCCGGGTGAGTCACATCCTCGCCGCGTGTGGCGTCCAGGGAATCCGCAGGGGCAGGCCACTGAAAGCAAAGCCGGGCCAGACCAGCGAGCAAGCCCAGTGGGAGGTCATCCTGCACAACGCCGGGCTGGGCATGGAGCGCGGGCTACGCCTGCATAACCAGCGCATCCTCTACGGCTACGACCCGCTCAAGCAGAGTCATAACGACGACTCCGCCACCCTGCAACCGACTAACTAACCCTTAAGAGAGATCACGCATGGGCTTCATTAATAACTTCAGAGCGGGCTGGTTGAACGCCTTTCGAAACAGTGGGGAGAGCACCTTTGCGTCTCCCAGCTCCGAGTTGGTACACGCCCTCGTTGGGCTACCCGCCGCCGCCGGTAAGGTAGTCACGCGCGAGACCGCGCTTCGCGTGTCTGCATTTTTGGGCGGCGTTAAGATGCTCTCCAACGACCTCGCCAAGATGCCGCTTATTCTGCGCGAGACCAAGAGAGTCGATGGCCGCGTTCGCACGCAACCGGCGATCGACAATCCACTCTACACACTACTCAAGGACTGCCCGAACAGCTACCAGACCTCGTATCAAATGCGTTGGTTCCTCGCGTCCCAGCTCATTATGAACAGCAACTGCTACTGCCAGATTCTGACAGACCAGGCAGGTGATCCCATCGGTCTCATCCCGCTCAATGCCTGGCACATGACACCACACTGGGACCGAACCACCACGCCACCTACCCTGAAGTACCGCTACACAAACTGTGGTCAGGGCGGCACGATGGAGTTTACCCAGGATCAAATCTGGCACGTGTCGGCACTCAACTTCGAAGGCTTCGGCCTCGAAGGCAGCCCGCTTATTCTCCTAGCCAAAGAGGCCCTGTCGCTGCTGATGGCGGCTGAGGAAGTGGCCGGACGCAACTTTGCCAATGGCCTTGGCATGGGCGGCTTCATCTCCTTTCCCGATGCGGACAACGCACCCGATGAGAAGGAAGCACAGAACATCGTCGATCGCCTGAAGAAGGATTTCAGCGGCTCTCAGAATGCGGGTAAGTTCAGCGCACTCCCCGGCGGCGCTACCTGGGTGAAGATGACATTCAACGCCCAGGAGTCGCAGCTTTTAGAGTCGCGGAAATGGTCAGAGCAAGAGGTGGTCCGGCTTCTCGGTGGTGCGCCGCTGATGGTGAAGATGGGACTTGGTGAGCAGAACAGCACCTATGCATCAAGCTCAGCTTTTCTCGACGAATACTTCAACACCTCACTGCTGCCCTTCACCACGGCGATCGAGCAGAGCATCACGCGCGACCTGATCCCCAAGAAAAAGTGGGGCAAACTCTATGCCAAGCACGCCGCTGACATTATCCTGCGAGGCTCTCCGAAGGAACGGGCGCTCACTAATCAGGTGCTCATTAATAGCTGGCAAATGACACCCAACGAGGCTCGGTTCCTTGAGGACCGCGACTCAATTGAAGGTGGAGACTTCATCAGCGGCCCGGCGAACGGAGCCATCTACAACCCGGTCACTGGTGAATTTTTCATTCCGGGCCAGAAGCCACCAGATCCTGACGACCCCGATGACGCCAATGAAGAGGCCGACGTTCCCGACCCGAGTGAGGATGAACCCGATGAGGCCGGTGACAGCGATGGCAATACCGAGCCCCCCTTCAAGCACCCGGTTCCGCCGAAGCCGAAGAAGCAGCCGGTAAAGCAGGTCGTTATACCCGTACCGGCGAAAAAGACCAATGCACGCTTGAACGCGCTGGCTGGCAGCATGGCCGATCGTGTGCTGCGCAAAGAGGCCAAAGGCAAAATTGATGCAAAGTTTGTCGCCGAGGTGCTCAACATCTCGGCTGAACAGGCTGAGGAGTACATCACCAAGCGCAAGGACATGACAGAGGAACAAGCCCGTGCAGAGCTGGTCGCATTGGGCAGAGGAGACAGCGATGACTAACAAGTTTTTTAACGCCGCGAAGACCGGTGACGTGCTCACACTGAACATCTACGGTGCCATCGGCGCGGACATGTTTGGGGAGGGTATCACCGCACAGACAGTGAGCGACGCGCTCAAGGACCCCTGTAAGTCGATCACCGTCCGGCTCAATAGCCCGGGAGGCTCCGCGTTCGACGGCGTCGCCATCTACAACCTGCTCAAGACCAGCAACAAGTCGGTGACAGTGATCGTTGACGGAATGGCCGCCTCCGCAGCATCGATCATCGCCATGGCCGGGGACACCATCACCATGGCTACGGGCAGCGTGATGATGATCCACGAGGGCATGGCTATTGCCTGCGGCAACGCAGACAGCATGCGCAAGATGGCCGACACCTTGACCATAGTCACCAGCGGAATCGCGGACATTTACGTTGCCAAGACCGGCCTCCCCAAGGCCGACATCCTTGCCATGCAGCACGTCGAGACATGGATGGCCGCTGACGAGGCAGTTGCCAAGGGTTTCGCCACATCCGTGAGCAAAACGTCTGCCGTGAAGAACGAATTCAAACTTGACGTATTCAGCAACGTGCCGAGCGCATTGAAGGCCGAGGCTGTGACCGAGCCGGTGGTAGAACCCGTCGTGGTGAAGCCCGTGGTTGAAGAGCCGGTAGTCAACGCGGCCCCCGACCTTAGCATCTACACGCACCAGCTCGAATTGAACAAGCGGAAGTAACTGGAGCCACGATGTATCAGAAAATCCTAGCGGAGCGCACACAGCCGGTCATCACCCCCGAACAGCTTGCATCGTTCGGGCGTTTTGACGTCCCGCAGAAGTATGCCTACGGGTCCTCTCCGGCGGTGCTCACCGACGACTACCAGATGCTCCTGACTATGATCGAGGCCGCGACCGACGAGATTGAGTCCATGGCCGCCCAGGCTTGCCTGAGTGAGCAGCGCCTCGAAACGTACGACTTCTTCCCTGGGCAAGCCGACCCGCGCAACTACTTCCTGGGCCTGAACTACCAATTTCTCGCAACGCCCTGGTGGTGGGTGGGTTTCCCGGTCACCGACGGAATCGAGCTGGTGTACCGCCCCGTCATGGTCCCTTCTGGCTCGCCGCTCACTAACAACCTGGTGGTGACCTACAACGACACGACCGGTGCGAAGCAGACGTTTGACCCGTCCAACTACACCGTGTTCGCCGACAAGATCACACTTAATGTCGGCTGCACGTGGCCACTGACCGATCGTCGCCAAGACTGCGTGCAGATCAGTTACTACGCGGGCTACTCACTCACCGACCCCACCCAGGTGCCCGCCCGCCTCATCATGGCAATTCTCTACCTGGCGAACCACATGTATAACGTGCGCCAGATCATCACCGTCGAACCAACCAGTGAAGTTGGCATGACCCTGTGCCGGATGCTCCGCACCTTCCGCAGCATGAGAATCCCGAGGTAGCCCATGAAGCTCCCGAAGCAACCCTATGGGACTCGGTATCTCGGTTCCACGGATTACAACACGCGGATCACGGTAACTCAACCGAACAACGGCAACGCTGCGGACGGTACACCACTGCCCGAGGTCGCCGTAGCCAACCCTTGGGCCAATGTATCCATGTGGCGCGGTAAGCAGGAGGAAAAGCCCCAAACTTTGAATTCCATCTCCAGCTACAAGATCGTCATCCGATACCCGCAGACCTGGGCAGTGGACACCGGCATGAACATCCTCGCACGCGGCCAGCGTCACAACATCGAAAGCTTCTCCGACCCCGATGGCAACCGGCAGGAGCTTCACATCTGGACATTTGTGGAAAACGATACGGTGAACAAGTAATGGCTATCGAGCAAGGTCTCTTCCAACTCGTGACTCAAAATGCCGGTGTGCAGAGTGCTGTCGGCGTCGATGCCAACGGCATCGCCAAAGCCTTCTGGGTTCTTGCACCCCAAGGCGCGGCCCTACCGTTCCTCATTTTTTCCCGTGTCGGGACCACTGACTTCTATGACATGGCTGGAGCCACTGGCCTGCGCGAAGGGCTGTTTCAGGTCGTATGCTACTCGACCGGCTACTACAGCAGCCGCGCCGTGGCCAACACGATCCGCAAGTTTCTCCAGGACTATGTGGGCACTCTACCCGACACCGACGCAACCGTGGTCAACGCCGTCTTCATTGAGAAGGACTGGGACGATCGGTACGAGGAGGGTTCGAAGGGCTTCATTTACGGTGCCTACCTCCAGTTCCGCGTCTGGTTTTACGACTAATCAACCCCTAAGTAGCAAGTCACGTGAACACGGCAAGGCGAAGACCAGTAAGGCGAAGACAGCTATTTATTCGGATTGAAGACCCTCTGCGGTCCTCTCCAGCGCACCGTCCTGGTGCCAGCGACCTGTCCCCATACATGTGTTTGCCTGCTGTGTTCACGTCTCGCTAGAGGCGATCGGTGAGTGATGCGGTTCACATTGATGGGCTGGCTGAGCTGAGCAACATGCTCACTGAGTTAACGCCAAAAGCTGCTAAGAGATACCTCAGCCGCTGTGCTGAGCCCGCCGCGCAAGTGGTACTCGATGCAATGGCTGAGACGGTTCCGGTCGGCGTCGGAATTCTCGAAGAGGAATTGGGCTGGCAGAAGCATTGGGGCACAGACGGCGACGAGACCACGATGGAGATCGAGATCGGTCCGCTTAAACCGGCCTTCTGGGGCTCTTTGCAGGAGTTCGGGACCGCAACCGAGCCCGCACAGCATTGGTTTGGTCGCGCCTGGATGGGTTGCCGCGATGCATGTCTGAACGTCTTCGTGACAGAGTGCACTGGGTTGTTGATGGATTTGGAGAATAAAAAGTGAGTGACTTACCTAAGGTCTCGGGAATTCTTCCAGTTGGATATGGCGACACCTACTTTCGAGTAGCCGCTGATGCCTTCCTCGCCTCGACTTACGAAGGTGAGCTGGAACTCATCATCCTCGACAACAACGAGGAGCCGATCGAAAGCCAGATCCCGGATGACCCCCGCGTGAAGTATCACCACTGCGACCGCATGCCAGTGGGTGCGCTCCGCAACCTGGGAACCAGCTACGCCACCGGCGACATCTGCATCACGATCGACGAGGACGACTGGAGTCATCCCGAGCGAGTAGGTGAGCAGGTGGGACGTCTGATCGGAACCGGCAAACAGGTGACCGGCTTCCATTCCATCTACTACTACGACGTCACCAACGGGGGCACCTATAAATATTGGTTTGAGCCTAACCGGCCACACGTACCATACGCCTGCGGATCGAGCCAGTGCTACAAGCGGTCCTGGTGGGAGTACCACAAGTTTCCCGAAACCGGGATCGAAGATTATGCATTCCAGGGCGAGGCGCTCGCTGCCCACGAGCTGGACAGCATAGACGGTGCCGAGCTGCTGGTAGCCCGAGCACACGACAGCAGTGTATGCCACCCGACGCAGCTCGGCACCCACAGACAGTTTCCAGTAGTTCCGAAGGAAGAGTTACCCACCCAGTTCTACACAGCGATCGCTCCTAAGGCCGCTGTTAAACCGCAACCCAAGAAGAAAAACAGTAAGGCCGCAGGAGACCCACCATGTCCACTCCCACCACCGGCATAGGCGACAGCTTCGAGTTCGCCTCCGCCCTCTCGCCCACCACCTTCACCACCCTTGCGGGTGTTGACTCCTTCGCAATCTCCGGCGACAAGGTCGCCACCGAGAAGACCACCACCATGGCAACGGTCAATGGTGTGGACACCTTCATCGGCTCCACCCAGGACCCCGGCACGATCGACGTGAAGGCGTTCTTCCTTCCCGGCGACACGACTCAGGTCGCACTGGAAGGCATTCGCCTGGCCGGTGCCCCGGTAGCAATGAAAGGTCTATACGGCACGTCCAACAGCGTTGCCTTCTCGGGCATCGTTGAGTCGATGACACCGAGCTTCCCGCTCGAAAAGCCCGCGCGTCTTGACATCAAGATCAAGATTTCCGGCCCCAAGGTGTACGTCTAAGCCACCCCGGACATGGTGGGGGCGCGAGCCCCCACCTGCATGCCCCGAACTCGTCTCAAGGAGACCGTCATGGTCATTGAAGTCGTTGTCGCTGTGTCTCTCGTCGCTGGATTCGCCCTGGGCTACTACGCTGCTAAGCGTGGTCTGGTTGCCGTCAAGGCCGAGTTTGACTTGGTCATCACAAAAGCGGAGCGCATGGGCAAGACTGAGATCGCCTCAGCGTTCCGCATGCTGAAAGCCAAACTGTAAAGGGAACCCCATGAATGCTGAACCGATTAAGATGCGCGTCACTTCACACTTCACCCTGGTGCTAGATGCAGAGGACGGCACAGAGCCGAAGACGTGGAAGCTCGCCTACACCTACAAGGCCATCGCCAAGGTGGAGGAGGCCATCGGCAAGGACATCAAGAAGATCGCCGACTGGCAGAGCCTATCCTCCGGCAAAGAATTCCCTGTAATCGTGTGGGGAGGCCTCGATAGGTTCAACCCAGAAGTGACTCTCGATGAGGTGCGCGACATCCTCAACCCCGAGTGCCAGCGCCTGCTCTCCGACGCCATTTTCGAGTTGATGTTCCCGGGCGTGCGGGAGGCGTACGAAAAGCATCTCGCAGAGATCGAGGCTGAGGCTAAGGCCAAGGATGCGGGTGCAACCGCTGACCCAAACGTATCAGCGGTCCCGACGACCGCATAGAACAAGCCCCGGAGACATGGGGCGAACTGTGGGCCTGGGCACGCTACGACTTCCGGCTCACCTGGGAAGAGTTCGAGGAGCTTACACCCGGTGAGTTTCACGAGTTGGCTAAGCGTAGAAATATTGCGATCCGCTACGACCGCTACTCCAACGCCTTGACCGCCGCCGCTGTGTACAACGTTCACCGTGGCAGCGTAGACGATGCAGTCACGACCGCGTTTGATTTTGTTCGGCCCGAGGATGAGGCACTCAAGTTGGAGAAGGTGAGAGAGGCCCATCGCCACATTAAGAAGGTAATCGGCGGACTACCTATGATGACTCCTCGCCCGAAGCTACTCGACGTCCGACGTAGGGCCATTGTCGATTTGAAGGCCAGTGGCTATGAAGATCCTGAGGCGATGTTTAACGAAGTCTGGCCACACCTGAAACCGACCGAAGAAGAGAGCAAATCACATGAGTGAAGTCGGTGCACTGATCGTCAAGTTGCAAGCTGAGACGGCTCAGTTCCGCGAGGACATGGGCAAGGTTAAGGGCGATCTCGACGACCTCAAGGGTGGTGCTGACTCCGCTGGCGAAGGCATCAACGTGTCGATGACGAAGGCGCGTGGTGGACTGATGCTTGTTGAAGAGTCAGTCGGCGTTCGACTCCCGCGTCACCTTAACTCACTCATCGCGGGAATCCCCGGGGTAGGTGCTGCCTTCCAGGCGATGCTCCCCATCGCTGGCGTGCTTGTAGCCATTGAGATTATCAGCAAGCTGATTGAGAAGCACAAGGCCGCTGAAGAGTCCATGCACAAGCTGGCCGAGGCTTCCGCTGACGCCTCCATCAAGGGTGTGATCGGCTTCACCAACCTTAGCGACAAGCTCATTGCGGCACAGGATAAAGCCGACGAACTCGCGGGCGACCACCTTGGTGCATTGCGCGGGCAGTTGGAACTCCTGGACCATGCCTCGTTGAAGGATTTGATCCAGTCGTTGCAGGAAGTAACAACCGAAGCGGACAAGACGTTCGGGGTAATGTTCCAGAACGCAAAGGCCTGGTACGACATCTTCGGTCAGCAGACCACCCTCATCAGCGGTGCCAAGAGCGCGTGGGATGGCTACAGCCAAACTCAGAGGCAGTTCTACGCCGACCAACTGGCGGCTGAGGCCAAGGTAAAAGCGGCCACCAACCCAGCGGATAAAATCGCTGCCGAGAAGGCACTCGCCAGTGTTAAAGCCGCAGCCGCCCAAAACACCATTGGCACGATTGACGCCGCCAACAAGAATCTCGCGGCGCAGAACACCATCCTTAAGCACATAAACGACTCCTACCTGGAGCAGGGTGCCGATGCCAAGGAGATAGGTGCCGCCTGGGATACCGTCGGTGGCAAGCGGGTCATTGTTGACCAGAACTCCATTGCTGCCCAGCAGCAGCTCATCACACATCTCAACCAGCGGAAGGATGTTGTATCAGCTATCGCGGCCATCGAGGCTCAAGAAGGAAAGAACGCAAAGACAGAGGACGGGAAGAAGGACGCCTCCGCCGCCAAGGAGAAGGCCGCTAAAGCAGCCCACGCGTTAGCCGAGGCCGACCGGCAGGAAGCCGCCCTACAGAAGGCCGCCGCAACCGGTGTGGAGCAGCACTCTCAGGCTCTCATCAAACTAGCCCGTAGCACGGCTGAAGCCGCAGCCGCAGCGACTAAGGGTGGGGAAGACGATGGCGGCGGTGACAAACTCGCTGACCAGAAGAAACTGATCGAGCAGGAGCGAGACTTCGACATTCAGGCTGCACAGGCGGCTCTGGCAGCAAAGAAGGTTGCTTACGACTCTGACATCAAGGAGGCCAGTCTCACCGCAAAACAGAAGGAGACGCTGACGCAGGACTGGAAGAACGACCAGCAGCGCACGGCGGATGAGATTGTTCAGTTCAACGCGGACGCCAATAAGCAGATCGTAGCCGCCGACCGCGCCGCCGACAACGAGCGTGCTGCTTCTGACAAGGCACTCGTGGCGAAGGAAATCTCAGAGCAACTGTCCCTCGCTGAGTTCACTGCCCAGATCGGCCTTAAGGCTGATGAGCAGGCTGCCAAGAATAAACTGGCCCTCCACCAAGCAACTGCTCAGCAGACGCTGAAGGCGGATATTGCCGCGTCTCAGGCTGCTACCAATGCGGAGGTCACCGCACTCCAGGCCCAACTCAAGGCTCTGGATACGCACGACAAAAAGTACCTCGAAGCGGTGGTGAAGTTCAATGCAGATGTGACGAAAGCTGAGCAAAAGGGTGCTGCGGATGTCACCGCTCTACGGGCTGCCGCTGAGCAGAAGCAGTTGATGGACACCCAGAATTCCGAGAACAAGATGAAGGAGGCGATTTCCAGCGACATCGCCAACTCCATCGTGATGAACAAGAGCTTGGCAGCATCCTTCCGCCAGACCGGAGAGCAGATGGCTGAGCAGATGATTAAAAATCTCCTGATGATGGAGCTGACCGGGGACAAGGAGAAGCTGATTAACGCCAAGGCTGCTTACGGTCGGGCGTTCAAAGCTATGGCTGGCATACCCCCGGCCCCGATGTGGGGGTACGCAGCCGGTGCAGCAGCCTTTGCATCGGTCATGTCCTTCGAGGTCGGCGGCAAGATCCCGGGCGAAGGCGCGGTGCCGATCGTTGGGCACGGTGGCGAGACCGTCGTTACCAAGGCGCTCACCGACCGAGTTGAGTCATCCGAGCACGGGGGTTCAAAAGGTGGCGGGATGCCAAGCATCAACTACGCCCCCCAGATTCATGCGGTCGATGCCACCGGCGTGGACGCCATGCTTTCCAAGCACGCTTCCGTTTTCCAGCGCCACATCACCGCTGCCGTGCGGCGCATGAACAAATGAACTTCCAAACGTAGTTAGTAGAGGACGAAGTAAATGTCGTTTCCGATTATGCCAACCATGCCGATTAGCATGGCATCCGGGATTCACAAGTCACCGAACTTCAACACCGTTCGGCAGAAGGGCGCTGCCGGTGTCAACGCTGCCATCGCGCTGAAGCCATACCCAACCTGGGACTTCGAGTGGAGCATGGATCACGTCACCGGCCACGAGCACACAGCGGCCTCAGTGGTGGCCCAGTTCCTCGGGATGTTCATGGCTACAGCAGGTGGTGCCGGTTTGTGGCTTTTCACAGATCCCCAAGACAACACCGTGACGAGTGCCCAGTTCGGCACCGGCACGGGCTCGGCCACCAAGTTCCAACTCAGCCGCAACATCTGCGGCTACCCAGACATCGTGCAGAATCTGAACGGCACACCCAACATTTATGTGAGTGGAACCCTGACCGCCCCGGCCTCGATCTCTGCAACGGGTGTGGTCACGTTCACGACGGCCCCAGCCAGCGGTGCAGTGCTCACCTGGTCGGGGAGCTTTATGTATGCGGTTCGCTTCTCCGAGGACACTCTCGATGCAGTTCGGGAGTTCACCATCAACAACGGACTCGACCACTGGACATTTTCGGGCATTAAATTTTCGTCAGAATTTCTACCCACGTCCACCTACGGAATTATCGCTGCACCAGGAGGCGTGTAGATGAAGCGCCTTATGCCCTCCGGTCTCATCGCCTTCCTGATGGCCAACCCAAACTGCGTACGCGCGGACATCTTCACGATCGCTCTGCCGAACGGCGAGTACCTGTTGGCTACAGACGGCCAGTTTGACATCACCGTGCCCTCGGGCACCCCGGGATGGCTCAACGCCACCACGACATTCTCCTCCTCGCTGTGGGGCAACTGGAGCCGGGGAGCCATCACCTCCGACGCCAGCTTCGATCTGCACTCGAACACGATGGATTTGAATTGTGTTCCGCAGGTGGGCACTACCTACCCAGGTGCACCCACGGGCATCTTGAACGCCGCGTTGAACGGGCTGTTCGATGCCTGCCAGATCATCGTGCAGACGGTCTACATGCCCTTCGGCGAGTATGGCAACGTGAGCAACGGCGTTGAGACCAAGTTCATGGGGCAGGTCACAAAGATAAACTCCATCAGCCGCAACAAGGTTGTCTTCGAGTGTGCCGACTATCTCTATCTGCTCAACGTAAAAGTTCCGACCCGCATCATCCAGGCCAACTGCCCCTGGGGATTCGCGGATGCCAACTGCAACTTAGCTGCATCGAGCTACACCACTAACTTCACCGCCGCCAGCGGAACCACAGCTTGGACGATGATTCCCACCACCGCGTTCAGCCAGGCAGCCGGTTACTTCACCCAGGGCGTGGTCAAATGCCTGACCGGTGCAAACATCGGTCTTAGCCAGTGTGTGAAGCTGCACGCCGCTGGCAACCTACAAGTCATGTACCCATGGCTGTTCACGCCTGCTCCTGGAGATACCTTCTCCGTCATCGCAGGCTGCGACAAATCGGTTACCACCTGCACCCAGAAGTTTGCCAACCTTGTCCATTTCGGCGGAATGCCGTTCGTACCACCACCCCAGAGCGCGGTGTAACTATGCTGACCATCGAACAACGCGAAGCCGTAGTAGCCGAGGCACTCACATGGATAGGAACTCCCTACCGTGGCTGGTCCTGTGTCAAGGGTGCCGGGGTGGACTGCGGCCAGTTGCTTTACGGCGTCTTCCACAACTGCAACCTCATCCCCGAGATCCCTGACCTACCCAAGGACTACCCGCTCTTCATCGGTCTCCACAGAGCAAGCACCGAATATGTGGACCTGGTGCTCAAGTTCTTCCGCGAGATCCCGGAGTCTGAAGTGCTCCCTGGTGACCTGGTGGTCTGGAGGCTCACAGGAAGTAAGTCGTACTGCCACGGAGCCATTATCAAGTCCTGGCCGGACTACTACATTCATGCCTACGGCGACTCGGTTAAAGCCGGTAGCGCCC